GTCGTGGTCGAAGTCGAAGTTGACCAGATCCCAACGGCAGCGGAAGTCACGGCGACCGAGGAAGAGCAGGCGGCGACAGGGTCCTCAGCTCCCGTAGCGAGCGGGGACCCCGCCGTGGACAATCGGGATCCAGTAGAGCCAACGCCTTCCGGGGCGCCGGCGCCTACAAAGGTCACGAAGGGGAAACAGAAGAAGAAGGGTCCAAGGTAGTAAGGTGGATCGTGTCTAAGAAGGAAGGAGCAAGTAGATGAACCTCATGAGTGCACTGTCCCACGCGGTTGGTCTGGAGTTGATTGTGCCATCTGTCATCAACGCCACAGCCACAGGGACAGGTGTTGATGTGACGGCCTACGAAGGCGTCGCTGTCGCCATTCTGGACACGATCGACGGGACGGGCACGACCCCGACGTTGGACGTGAAGCTACAGAGTAGCGACGCGGTCGGTGGAACCTATGCCGACATCACGGGTGCGACGTTCACACAGGTCACGGACAGTGGTGGTGGTATTCAGGTAATCGCCTTTGTTGTAGCAAACGCCAAGGCGTTTGTCAGGGCGGTGGCTACCGTCACTGGTACCACGCCTGAGTTCACTCTCAGCGTGACATTCCTTGGGATGAAGAAGGCGGTCAGCTAATCGTGGGTGCTCTCGGCGAAGCAGACATCAGTGAGCTTCTTGCAGATCTCGCCGAGGCCAATAGCGCCGTCGCAGTGACCCACAACGGCACCACCACGACCGGTCTGTTCGATCGTGTGGCGCTACAGATCTTCGACGGCGAGATGCCGACCACAATCCCAGATGGGGAGACCGTTCACATAGCTGCCGGGAGCCTGCCTGACTTGGCTCCCGGCGTGGCTATCACCGTGGACGGCGTTGCCTACAACGTACTACGTGTCCTTGCTTATGGAGACGGGGCAATGGAACGCATCGCCCTAACACAACCATGAGTAGTAGCATCCGAGAGCAGATCATGTTGGCGGTTATGGCACATCTGGCGACCGTAGATAGACCCGCTGATATGCCAGCGCCCGTTCGGACGCGCCTTGTGTCGCCGAACTCCGACCAGCTCCCGGTGTTGACGGTGTATCAGGGGCGCGAGGTGGTGAGTCCTATGCACACCCCTCGTGAAGGGCGTGCCAGCCGAGGCGCTATCGTCCAACGGGCGTTGGAAGTGAAGATCGAAGCCGTGGTGAAGGCGAGTGGAGATGGCTCCGACGCCGCCGCCGATCCGCTGTTGGTGTGGGCCGCAACAGCGATGGCAGGAGGAGGCACACTTGGAGGGTTGGCAAACGACCCACCGGACGAGGCAGAGACATCATTCTCATATGAGCAAGGGGCCTTCGCATTCATCCGTGCCACTATGACCTTCTTGTACGAATACCCAACACTGATAGGTGATCCAACAATATCAACGTAGGGCTCCCACCACAGGAGGAGAACATGGGGAAGGAAGTCAATGCCAACCACCATCTGCTCGGTCGTGGCAAGATCTATTTCGACCGAATGGATTCGGCGGGCAATCTAACCGGTGAGTTCTTCTTGGGTAACTGCCCAACCTTCGAGATCACACCGACGCCCGAGGAGATCAAGAAGCATAGCAGCGCCAGCGCCGCTGCGGATCTGATCTGCTCCGATGTGATCAGGACCAGCCTAGGCGTCAGCATCAATGGCGACGAGTTCTCGAAGGAGAATGTCGCGCGTGCTCTCTTTGGGGACAACTCAACACTCTCACAGACAGGCTCAACCATCTCGGACGAGGCAATCGCGGGGGTCCTACAGGACAGGTTCTACAAGACCCTGTACCGGGACATCTCATTGGTCACAGTGACCGACGACCCAGAGGTTACCACATACGTCGAGGGCACGGATTACGATGTAGATGCAGTCAGTGGGCGTATCTACATCATTCCGGGTGGCGGGATCGCCGACGACGATGACATTCTGGTGGACTACACTTACGGCACCATTGCTCTCAACACGGTTCGTGGTATGAACCAGAGTTCGGTCCGTGGGTTGCTTCGCTTCATCGGTGACCCCGCACGTGGTCCGAAGTATGAAGTCATCTGCTGGCGGGTATCGGTACGTGCGGACGGGGCAATCGGATTCATCAGCGACGAGTACGGTAGTTGGTCGCTCACGGGCGAGATGGAATCCGATGCTACCAACCATCCGGACGAGCCTCACTACCTGATGATCGAGCTCGAATAGGTGGCCGAGAGACACGTGCTCGGAGGGCGGGCATTCCAGACCGTGCAGGAATCAACCGTCGAACAGGACTTCATCTTCTTGTCGTTGATCAAAGACGCGGGCATTGATGAGGTCCTACGAGAGCCCGACGAGGCGCCCGAGGATTTCGCCCGGAGGCTCCTCGAGACAACCGTCAAGAGTGGGGCTGCATTACGACTTCTCGGGTGCCTTCTGGTGCCCGAGAAGGCCATTCCAAAACGGCGGTTCGGGAGGAGAGCGGAACCCGGCGAGATCTGGAACCCGGAGATGAGCGAGGAAACGGCGCAGTTCATCGGTCAACTGAGAGACCGAAAGGACAAGGCGAAGATCAACAGTCTGGTCCTGTCACTGCTCGTCTCTTTTTTCTCAGCCGGGATCGTCTCCTTGTGGACTTCGACGACGTCATCACGCGAGACGGTCCCAAAGGGAAACGAGACCCCGGACCCAGACGATACGGGTCATGGACAGACCTCGTCCTAACACTAGCCCAGGGCGATTATGACCGGGCTCAAGAGATCATTCGCTGGCCACTTCGGGCCGCACTACACGCCTACCGGCTCGCCATGGTCAACGCGACTCGGGACGATTACCGCTTCCGACGAATGGAATGGGCAACTCTCGCACCACACTATCCCAAGGGGTCACGACCACGGGCCCCGGCGGTTCCAAAGCTCCTAAGAGGACGACGCAGACATGGCCGGTAAACCCGACGTGAGAGTGCGACTTTCGGCCGAGGGTGTGGCCGAAGTCGTATCTGCGTTGAAACGTGTCCAGCGCGAAGGACAGAAGACCGCGGTAAAGGGCAAGCGAGGTTTTCAGGGCTTCAACAACGTCCTTGGCAACACGACCAACCTGATCGGCGGCCTCGTGATCGCGCTAGCGGTCCGCCAATTCGCCAGCTTCATCCGCAACTCCATGACCGCCGCCGACCAGATCAACAAGCTTGGTCGTAAGGTGGGTGCGACCACAGAGCACCTCTCCGCACTAGCACTGGTGGCACGAACAGCCGACGCCGATCTAGGTATGATGGGCGTCTCGCTCGCCAAGATGAACCGGTACATCGGACAGGCACAGGCTGGTAACATCCAAGCGATTGCCACGTTCCGCGACCTCGGGTTGGAACTCGACGACTTCAAGGGCAAGGACGCTGTAGAGATCTTCGAGTTGATGTCCAAGAAGATCGTTGCTCTACCAACGGCGATCCGCCAAGGCGATGCGGCAATGAAGGTCTTTGGCCGATCGGGGGCCAAGCTGCTGCCGACGATGCAGGACCTCGCCGAAGAAGGTCTAGGGGGTGTGATCGAGCGGGCGAAGGAGCTTGGGGTTCTCATCGACTACGACATGGCGGCTGTCTCAGAGAGAATCAAGGACGACATGGAGATTCTCAAGATGCAGTCGGAGGCGATTGGTGCACGGTTCATTTCTGGCTTCGGGCCAGAACTCTCACAGGCGCTACAGACCATCACAGGAGACGTAAGCCAAACAACAGACGCATGGGAGGGCTTCGGGAGTGGGGTTGGTCGGGTCATGAAGTTCGTCGTTGGTGTAGTCTCAGCGGGCTTCGATGTCGTCGGCACCCTCTGGGGTGGCATGGCCACGACCATCGTCTCGATGACAAAGACGATTGCCCTGGCTGCCCGTGGGGACCTCGCTGGTGCCAAACGCGAGATGACGACGTACAAGCGGTGGATAGACGGCGAGTTCAAGGACATCAGCGAGAGGATGAAGGGCCGCTTCGAACTGAGCTTACAGGCACCAGACAAACCAAGTGGGGAGCCTAGCACTGTCGTTACAGGTGACGAAGAGGTAGCGAAGGAACTCGCCGAGCTAGCGGCGAAGAAGGCCACAGCACTCCAAGCTGCACTCAACACCGAGCTGTCCCTTGCGAAGATCGCCGCTTCGCTGCGGACAGCCGCCGAGAAACGCGAGTTCGATCAGGGGCTACAGAACGTTGAGACGTATTATGCCGACCGTCGGGCGATCGCCGATGCCGCCTATGATCAAGAGCTGGCGGTCCTCGCGCAGAAGACAGCACTCCTCGCCGACATGGCAGATCCAGCGATCCGACTCCAAGAGGAAAAGAAGATCGAGACCGAGACGGCGAAGGCACGAATGGCACACGAAGCCGCCGTGGGCGCACTGATCTCGGAGGAACGGGAGACGCTTCGAAGCCTCGCACAAGAACGTGTGGCCTTGGAAC